GTAGCCGTTTGTTCCAACCCCATAAGTAAATACGGTGTATGCCTGATAACTATTTTCAAACCTACCTACCTTCTTGAATAGGAAATCCTGCACAGAGTTATCGTCGTTAACCATGTAATGCGATACACGATTGTCAAATTCAGTTACCCACAAATGAACTACGCGAATTGACTGCTGGTTTGCAGCCTGTGTGGTAAAGAACAGATCATTGTTTCTAAGTTCTGTTTCAAGCTTCTCCCAATCATATTGTCTGAAGTTTGAGTAATTGTTGTTATTATTTACAGATTGGATAATTGATCTGCGACAAGCCTCAATATTGAACCCGTGGATTTTTGCTGTCTCCTCGTCTTTAATAAGTTGATAAAGCTGTGTGGGGCTATAGAAACGCAGGCAAGCAGCCACATCGATATTGTCCTGTCCGATCTCTGTCTTGCGAGGAATTTTGAAGTCCGACATATCTGTGGACTTCCAGCGCCAATCCCACTCGTCATTGAACATCACAACGCCAACGCCATGTTTGATAAAGCTATTGCAAAGTTTGAGGTATGTTGGGAAGAAGTTACGCCAAGACCGGATGGCAGCAGTTACCTCTTGAGCTACAACCTGAGACAACTCATCGTTCTCTGTTTGCGTCCCGTACATCGTAGGGCATGAAAAGAATGTTTGCGGTGCATTGATAATGTCGGTGTATCCGGCCATTGCAGTGTCAAGGACTTGCTTTGCAAACCCCCAAGATACATTTACTCTATATGACTGCCCAGCATTGATCAACGCTCTTTCGTCGTATGGTCTTTCGTTATCATACGCAGCATCAATCTTACTGCGGTCAAAAGACGAAACGGCATCCGCTCGTCGTAGTGTCTCCCAAATCTCATAAGCTGACCTTGCATCTTTTATCCTCGATGTTGGAGGGGTTCCATTATTTGAAAGTGTTTCTAATACATCGCTCATTCTTCAGTTTCCTTTTTATTTTTTCTGAAGAACTTTTGGTTAGATGCATGTTGCTTATATATCTTGGTTTGTTTCTCTGCGTCCAAATCAGAAACATCTTCAATATCATCCACAATGTCTTCGGCATCTTCAACCGACAAGTTCTTCATCATTTTCATATCGTTATTATTATTGTCCAACAATAGCTTGAAAAGCGAGTCATCCTTACACCCGTGTACAAGGACAGCCTTATCATTCAATGGATTGTTCCAATGAATGTTCCAAGCTAAATTGGAATATGAATCACATACAATGTTTTCTTGTTCATGGCGATAGTTTTTTGTACGCCAGTTATTTTGAATTAATTGGGAGTCTTTTAATCTCTTAACGACATACCATTGGATAACATGCGTCCAATGCCTGTTTGTAAGAGACAAGGAGTTTAATACAGGAGAGAAACATATCTCTTTTGAGTATACACCAACAGGAGCCATGCGTTGTCCAGCAATCGATTCCGGTAGAAGTTCGCCATTCCTCCCCTCATAAGCACGTTCTTTTGCCCCAAGGTAAATAGACGGAATGCGCTTTTCTTTATTTGCCTTCGTTGTGTCGGTATAGTATTCATCCGTAATTACATCAAGCCAATCAGGTTTAATAATTGTGGTATCAAGTTCAAACCACATAAATGCATCAACATCTTTCTTGCCGGAAATGTATGCACATAGCTTTTGAAAATAGAAGTTGCATGACATTGGCCAACCCAACATTGTATCATCAATGATCAAGGTTTCAGACAGGGCGAATAGATGTTTGATTTTCTTCTCAAGTTCTAAAACATCCTGTTCAACTTCGCGTGACCCAAACACAATAAGCTCATGGTCTGCACCAGGCTTAAACAATTCAAGGGACTTAACGAGGGTTGGGATTAAGTGACGATCATGCCTTGATACTGGGATTGTTAGCTTCATATTAAAATAGCATTGTGAATGTTGCCTTAAATTTTATTGGGTGCATAGGCGAACACTCATCTACAAACTCCTGACAATTTACCTTCCTCCACACCCTCCGAGGCATAAAGAAACCATACTCATAAATGCCGCGAGAAATAATGATAACCTTAAAGCCTGCCCGATCCAACACGAATCCACTTCCCTCAATTGCCCGTAATGTTGCAAGAGCAAGTGGAGATTTGATAGGGTTGTGTTTAATTCCGTTAGCATAATCTTTCGGTGTTACAATAATGTTAAAGTCAATGTCTGGTCGCTTCTCGTCAATGAAAATCTCTGACTTTGTTTTTTGAAAACCCAATTCTTGTAAGAATGTCATGTCCAAGCAAAATTAACATACCTCAACTTTATTGCAATAACTATTTGCGATAATTCAAATTTATTGTAATCTTTTTTTGATGAATTTTGTTCCGATTTTTGGCGATCCCATGGAAGGCTACTTGCACCAATATGGGTTTAACTGGCGAAAAAACACACACCAAATAGCTATTGAGTTGGCTATGTTCCGAGAGAAGATAACGAAAAGGATTCCAAAGGATATTGGTGGCGTTGATACATTTCACCACTTTCAAAGAATAGCCAGAGCCTTTTGGCCAGAGCGGGATACTAAAGCTACAGTCCATTTTATTTGGCATCCTTGGGCAGAGCAAATGATTCGTGCCGCTTGTGAGCATGAGTATCTCGCAATAGCTGGCTCCGGTGGTTGTGGTAAATCAGAAGCGTACGCAATATGGGCTATTGTTAACTACCTTGCCGATCCAGAAAATACTACAGTTCTTGCAACATCTACTACCATTAAGGCATCAAAGCAGCGTATTTGGGGTAAGATTACTCGATACTGGGGGGTATGTGAACAACTTGGATTGCCTGGACATCTTGTTGATTCTGAAAATAAGATCAGCTATGTGGGTCGAGATGGAAAGCGATCAGACCTTTCCGGCATTGTACTGATCCCTGGCGAGAAGAAGAAAGAGCGTGATGCTACTGGTAAGATGCAAGGTATCCACAATAAGAATGTAATCTTTGTGGCTGATGAGTTGTCAGAGTTATCCGAGGCTATTACTGAAGTTGCGTTTTTCAACTTGTCTAAAGGTTGCGAACACTTCCAGTTCATAGGCATTTCAAACCCAGCTTCGTATGTTGATGCTTTTGGTAAGTTTGCTAAACCAAAAGAAGGATGGGATTCAATTGATGTGGACGATGAAGAGTGGAAAACAGCCCGTGGAGTATGCTTGCATTTTGATGGATTGAAAAACCCTAACATGGTTGCGAGAAAGAAAATTTACTCATGGATGGAAGGCCCAGCAGACTTTGAAAAGATTCCAGAGGATGCTAAGAATACCTCTTCATTTTGGAGGATGTATCGAGGATTCTGGTGTCCAGCAGGAATCACAGATCAGATTTACTCCGAGGTAGAAATATTAAACTCCAAGGCTACAGACAAAGCAATATGGTTGGATAACGACAAGACAAAAGTAGCATTCCTTGATCCTTCTTTTACAAATGGAGGAGATCGAACTGTTCTATATTTTGGAACTGTTGGTAAGCTTGCAGAACCCCACGGGTATCGAGGTCTTCAGTATGACGAGTTTCTTGTGTTCAGTGAGGATGTTACAGACAAATCCCTGACAAGATCACAGCAAGTAGTGCAATGGTTCAGAAATGAATGTGTATCACGGGGAGTTCAACCAAAGAACGCTGGATATGATAAGTCCGGTGCTGGTGGGCCATTGGGAGATTTTATCTCGGTAGCATGGTCAAAAGATGTATATGGCCTGCAATTTGGTGGACGAGCATCTGATAATCCAGTGTCAGCTTACGATCCAACTCCATCTCACGAAAGGTATGTCAACTCGGTGTCGGAAATTTGGTATTCAGCCAAAGAGTATATGAGGACTGGGCAAGTTAAGGGAATCGGAGATGAGTTACTGCGTGAAATGTGCATGAGGAAACTTGATCCAAATGGGGAGAAGAACCTGGCCCTCCGCATTAAGGTTCTGCCAAAGTCTGAAATGAAATCAAGGTTTGGTATCTCACCTGACATTGCTGACGCTGGGATGGGCCTGCTGGCTCTCGCAAGGGAAAGATTGAACCTCGATAGCTCTCAAGCAACAAAGGCGTTAAATACGAACAATAAGATAACGAGCGGTGGGTGGAAGCAAGCGTTCAGCAAGTTCCGGTCTATTTACTAATTAGACCTTGCATAAAACCATTTCAATAAAGGCTTCAACTCCATTTGACTCTTCAAACGTCTGATCTACATTTTGAGATAAGCTATAGTTGTAGTTGTTATCAATAAGCATTACCCTTTTAGCGTAACAAATGTGCGATAGTTTTGTCAGAAACTTGTATATATTTACATGATGCTTTGATGGACTGCTATCAAATGTAAAACTCCACGTACTTTTATGGTCTGGATTATAGCGAGATGGCCACACCCTTCCTTCATACAAAGTCCAATCAGGTATTGATATGATTGCGTGTCCTCCGGTCTTAACGATCTCCAGCCACTCTACCATTGCAGTATATGGGTCATGCATATGCTCCAAGCATTGAGATGCATGGAGGTAGTCAAACTTGTGTGTGAAGTATTCCGATATCTTATTAGCGTCACCCTGCTCTTGATCAAACGCAATGCACTTATCATCGCGTATCTTGTCCGGCCCACACCCTACATCAATTCCATCACCACAAATAATCTGACTCCAGTTGAAAATTCCAAGCTCATCCTCAACCATCCTGCGCTTCATCGCCTTACTTGCTTCATTCATAGTTTTTCAAGCAATTCCTTAACACGCTTAACATCATGTGCAAATCTGTCTGGAATGGTAGATACTTGATTACTTGCGATTGTTTCATCAATGATCTTATCTTCAATGTCTTTTTTACTTCCAAAGATTCCGTTATTCCTTGCATGATTTATTATAACATCAAGAGCATAACTACTGAATAGCTTTCCATTAATTGTTAACTTCCACCCACCTTGCGGTGACTCTTGCTTATTCATTACAGGTTTGGGTCTTTCTATCTTAACCCTAACTCCAGCTATCTCAGTATCAATAGTGCCATCGTAGCAGAATGTAGCATTGTCTCGTTTATAGATACAATCCGGTTGCCACAAACAAACCTCTTGAATGCTTTTGTGTTTTAGCCCTTCTGCAATGCAATTAGCTGAACTTTGGTTTCCAATAAAACATTCAGAACTATTAATGGCTGTAGCAAGGTGGAGGTAATCGCGGATAACTAACCTATCAATCCTTCCAAATCTACGGCAGAACAATGCATACTCATTATCATGCCCAACAAAAAGCATCTTATCTCTAAATAACTTAACTAATTCACACCATGGAAATAACGGATTTGCATATCTCTCGGTCTTGTTAACAATAATCTTGCCGTTATATTGACTATCTTCGCAAGCGGTTAGCCATGGTTTTGAAAAATCAACTTCTTGCCCTATCCATTTAGCATGATGCAATGCAAGCGGTACTCCCCAAGGATGTCCCTGTTTGCGAAAATCAACAAACGATTTTTCGATTGATTCTTTGCCAGCATTGCCGAATTTTTTGATGTATGGTTGAAACTCAATGAGAGGCCCAACTACCTTAACGGCTTTAGGATTGTTTTGGATATAGTAGTTTCCACCACCAGCAGCCTTAACAGCAGATAGGCTCAATACAATATCACCAAAGTCTCGTTCATGTAAAAAGTTCATGTTTCTATCCTTTTCCAGCAATGCGTTATTTTATCAAAGTCTTCTTTAATTTCTTCAGTTAATCCTTCCCGCTGAATATCAACAGGGACATGAACAGCAGCCTTGAGTGAACAACTACATACAAGACACGCCCCAAGATCATTATCTCTCTCTGTCTTCCTGTTCCCAATAATGGAACTCATTAGCGTTATAACTGCACCCATACACGCCCCGCATGAAAACTGAAGAGTAACATTCATTGGGCAGTCAGCACACACAGAAGCCCTTCTTTCAGCTTCAGCCTGCGTTACAAATGCACCTTTGCCAGATAGCGTAGACTGCGCCCATGCCTTCATCATGTTCAAGAATGACAAAACCGATGTGAGTGAAAGCTTCCTTCTGTGTATTTTTTTCATACTAACCCTCCCGCATAATCTCCCCCACTTTGTGTTTTGCTTACACATTTCAGAGATGAACTCTTCCTCCCATGTTGGCGTAAGGAATATCCCATTAGCCGCACAATGATTTTTGTATGAGTTACAAATAGACCTGTAATCGTAATGATTAAAAACAACTCCGGTTTGGGGAACTTTTATATTCCAGTTACCAGGAGGTGATGTGGATTTATCAATATATTCGTATTCGATCATTCCCCTCTTGATCTCTTTATAGCACGAACAGCCATATCGGAAGCCCCTGGAATTGTTGTTCCATCAATTGAATATCCATTAACATATTTATCGAGTTCTTTAGTATAGTTCTTTGCCTCCATACTTTCAAGCCTCTTTCGATTTTTAAACATTTTGTCTGAAACAACGCGC